AGTAATATCATTTGAATTTGTAGTAATATCATTTGAATTTGTAGTAATATCCTCTTTATTCTCAGTAATATCATTTGAATTTGTAGTAATATCATTTGAATTTGTAGTAATATCATTTGAATTCTCAGTAATATCCTCTTTATTCTCAGTAATATCCTCTTTATTCTCAGTAATATCATTTGAATTTGTAGTAATATCCTCTTTATTCTCAGTAATATCATTTGAATTTGTAGTAATATCCTCTTTATTCTCAGTAATATCATTTGAATTCTCAGTAATATCATCTTTATTCTCAGTAATATCTTCTTTATTCTCAGTAATATCTTCTCTATTCTCAGTGATATCATTTGAATTTGTATCAATATTCTCTTTATTCATGGTAATATCAGCTTCATTTGATGTTATACGTTCATAAATTTTATCAAGATTAGCTGGGTCAGAATTAATTCTTTCTGTATTTTCTTTTATATGAATAGAATTCATATTAATTCTAATAAAATTACTTGTTATACTATTAAAATTTTCATTAATGTCATTATTGGATTTTTTGACATTCAAATCTAATTTTTTAATATCATCATTTATATTATTTATTTCATTGATAAAATAAATGAATAGCATGAATATTACAATTATTACAATAAAAAATATCAAGACTGAATACATTATTTTTATATCAATAAAATAAATATTTAACAAAATATTTGGGGAATTCCCCAAATAATTATTTACATCATCCAACCTTCCGGAATCAAAACATGCCTTTTATTAGGTTTAAAAAATTTAATACAGTTAATATGCCACTCAACAAGTTTATAATAATTATCAATATTGATATCATCTTTGTTTATCTCATTCATCAATAATATCAAAAATTTAGAACATATAGCTTTCAATATGATATTATCACATGACACTAAATTATTCTTATCACAAGATTTTTTAACTTTGTAGTTTTTTACATCAGTTGAGTATCCAACCATTGAAATAACAAAATCCTCAATTTGAAATGTTTCCATTTTATCGTCATATGAATCAGTGATAAATAGAGATTCTAAAAAATAATCAATGTTTCCATATAAAACTCCATTGTTACCAAACATAAATTCATACAATTTTGAACATTTATCCAAATTAACTTTACTAACTTGATAATCCCAAATATCTAAAGATAAACAATTCAATCTATGATTATACATCATTGGAGGTGATTGTTTTCTTCCGGAACATGGTATAATACAACATGTATCCTCTTCACAATTTAATACATTGTAAAAGTTGACAATTTTCAAAACAAACGAAGTGATTAACGACATTGTATTTTGGTATAATTTACTGAACCAAAATTTCATTTTTATATATTGTTAATTAATATAAAATTATTATCTAAAATAACATTGTTCTTGTGGATTATAATAATCTTCCGCTATTTTTTCCGAAATTTCTTTTGAAAAGGGATGATGCTTACGACATGTTGCAACATATTCTCCAAGACCACCAGGTGAAATTTCACTTGTAATATTGTTTAATCTTGCAGTGAATGAAGCACTTGGTAAAGATTCAATATTTACATTTTCACCCAACTCTTCAATACAATACATACAGTTAGCCTCGTTTTTTGTAAATTTATTTGAAATTGGCAACAATTTGTGGACATTTCCAAATCGTTCTCGTTCAAAATTTGTATCTAATGCTGCTACAATAACATATTTTTCATCATAATTAACCCAAAGGTTGACATTTTCATATAAATCTTCAAAAAATTGACCTTCATCAATAAAAATTATATCATACTTAGATATATTTACATCGTTTAACTTAAATGTTCGTACTATTGATGTTGTTTTAGATGGAATACCATTGAATAAAGAAGAGTGTGAAGTTATAAGCTTGTTGTAATTTTCATTTTTTTCATTAAGATGATATATTTCCATATTATCATCTGATAACTCTAAACCACGAGTATCATATTTAGATGTAATTATAAGTGATTTTTTATTTGGAAATATATCAAGTAGATGAGAAAATCTACTTAAACACTTTTTTGTTTTTCCTGATGTCATTGGTCCACATTCAACAATTAAAGACATTTCTACTTTATATTTTTTGAATATTTTCAATATTTTTAGAATTGATAAAATTTATGTAAAAATCCATAAAATGCCAATTTCAGACGAATATCTAAAGTGGATTTTAAACGGTAATTGTATTAAAAAATATAGCGAAAAAAATATCAACCAACATATTAAAGAAGATAGTAATGTAAATAGAATTATGAACTTAACACCAGGAAATACAAAAAAATGTTTCTGTTCTGCTATTAATTATGATGGATGTTATAATCATGGACGTTTCATACGAAAGGAAAACTGTGAAAATTGTAATTCATATATAGTACAAAAGTAATAAATATTTTCAAATGGAAATATTTTATATGTGTGAAATATCTAAAAAAATGATTTTTTCACCAAAAAATATCGAAAAAATGTCAATGGGATCATTTAATTTGACATTTTCTGATTGCATTAAAACTTTAAACGCAAATGAAATAATAGGAGAACAATCACATTGTGGAACAACAAATGATGACGTTCGTAAAATACATGAAAGTATCAATGGGTCAATATTATATAACTTAAAGGATTTAATACCACATTTAAATCAAAATGTTGAAGATGCAATGATATTAATAATAAAAAATCAATTTCCTAATGATTCAAATAATTTACTTCAAACTTTTATAAATCCAGAATATGTACATGATGGTAATATTATAGGAATTGAATGGGATAAATTTACTCCAACTGGAGCATTAAATAAAAAATTTTACAAATCTACATTTGCAGATTTAGGTGATATGTTTAAAATTAACAGTTTAGCTAATTTTAAAAGGGGTACAATGTATAATATTAATAAGATACCATCACTTTTAAATATAAAAAATTCATTGAGATCTATTTTACCATGTAATTTTGTTGTTGAGGCTTCACATTTTTATGACAATGAAAAATCACATAAACTATTCAACCATGAAAAAGATAAAAGATGTGTAACTGGATTACATCTTGGTGAACCTATGAATATTAATTTTAAATGGTATCATAAATCAATAAAATGTTGTGATAATTTTTCTATAGAACTAAATCATGGTGATATATATATAATGTCTAATATTGCATCTGGTTCAGTTAAAGATAATGTTACAAAATTATTTTTAAAGCATTCATTTGGAAATCATTGTAATGCACTTAGGTAGATTTGCATTTATTTAACCTATCTTGAACACGTTTTGGTAATTCAAGTTCAAAATTGTCATCACTAGCTAAAGAAATTTTATAAACATTTATAAGAATATCTTGGGTATCTTCAACATTATTTTTTGCAGTTGTATATAACCAGTACATATACCATAGAATAATAAACTGAAACAAAAATACTAAGAGTATTAAAGAAATAATAACGTAATCCATTTTTTATACAATAAATTAAATTTAATTTATTTTTTTAATTGGTGAAAAAGTCAATCACATCTTTAACCATATTATTATATTTATCTGATCCAATATTATGATCATTGTAAATTACTTTACAGTCAATTTTACTTAAATAAGACTCATAAAAATTCTCATGTTCTTGATTTAAATCTTTCAAATATTTTAATGATATTCCATCTTCACCCTCTCTATTACGTGTAGTTATACGTTCTCTACAAGTTTCTGGTGAAACTTTCATATATATTGCTTTTGATATTTTGAAATCTTTAGAAAATTTATTAAACCACATTTCATATGCAATTTTACCATGTTCGTTAATATGTCCTTGAGATATTAACATTTTTGTAAATGTATAATAATCAGACATAATTGTACGTTCTGTAATTATAATAACTTCTTCACCAATTTCTTCTTCAATTTTTAAAGCTTCTTCTATTTTCTCTTTCATCATTTCAGTTCTTGTAAGTAATGCAACCATCTGAAATGATAATGAATTTAATGGAATATTATCATAATATGCTGATAAAAAATCTCTACCACACGATAAAACAATATTTTTCCATGTATCTAAGGGTTCAGCTAAATATAAATATTTTTTGTTATCTTTAATAATGTTAAAAATATTCTCAATAAATACACTCTTACCAGCACCAATAACAGCATCTAAACTACATATACGAACCATTCTTTCAATTAAATTTAATTGAAATTAATTCATTTTTTCTGTAAATCAAAAATGATTGATACAGATAGGTTTTTATATTTAACAAAAATAAATTTAGAGAGTGTAACAAATGAGAATGAGAATTTTATAAAATCATTAGAACCATTCATTTTATATCATTCAAATAATTGTAGTAAACATTTTCTAGGAGTGTTAACAATTGTAATAATAGAAACAATTAATGATATTCTTAAAGAGGGTGATTTATTTGAAAGTATAGTATATAAATATGTAAATGGTATATTACCAAAATATGAAGTATTAACTGATAAAATTAACAATATAATAATAGAAAATTTTATAACATCAGATGTTAACATTAAACTTAAAAATGTAAAAAATAAAGAGCATATTAAAAAATACAAAGATATATATATTAAATATTGGGAAACTTATGTTTCTATGATTAAACTTGGGTTAAAGATGATATTTGTATCATTTTTTAATAATGTATGTTCAAATAAATATGATGTTAGAAAATTTATTTATGTCTTAACAATTGCAGTTACAGATTTTACATATATTAAAACTAATAAATCACCAACTAATACAATTAGAAATAAAATTATAAAATCATTAAATGTACCAGAATTTAATAATGTAACAATTAATAAAAACTATAAAGAAATGATTTTAGATCATTTAAATGATTCATCAAATTTATTATTATCAGATAATAATGTAAGACTAGTAGATTTTACATATGAATATTTATCTAAAATTATCTTAACATTTTTTGGTGGTGAATCAAATTTAAATGGTAATATTATAATTGGTAAAATGTTAAATAGAATAACATTTTTAAATGAATTTATACAACTAAATGATATTATATACAAAATTTATAATAAATTAGATCACATTGAAACTGTTCTTACAAATTATAATATGCATATTATATCAACAACAGAAAATTACAATGATATTTTCTTTGAATTTAATGATGAAAATATACATTTTAATAAACTTCAATATATACAGAAAAATAAATTACTATATATAATAAGAGAAAAATATAATATTTCATATAAATTGTATGGTAAGTATTCATATTATAAAAATATTAAAAATATAGTATGTGTAACAGATAATAAAATAGATCATAATCAAAATGTTTACTATTATATATTAGGTATATATCAAAGTAGAATTAATGAATTAATAAAAATATTAAGATTATTTAATGTTAATATAAATAGATGTACATGTATTTACAATTTAAATAAATCAGAGTTAAATAAAGTTAAAATAATAAAATGTATTTTGTCAAATAAGAATGTGTTATTTTTTATTGATTGTTTTGATTATATTTCATCAGACTATAAAGAGATAATTCTAGATTATCTTTCAAATTCTAATAAAACTATTGTAATATCTATTCAATAAAAATGAATATATCTATTAAAAAACAATAAAAATGTCAAATTTAGATGAAGATATCAATTTATGTGAAAATCTACTAAACTTCAACAACAATATAAATAACATTGAAGAATTTAAAGATGATCTAACTGAAATATTAGATAAAGGTTTGGATATATTCTATATGTTTCATAAAGTTATTGAAAGATTTGTTTTTTCTGATGAATATGTAACAAAATATAGAAAAGACATTGATCTCTTAATAGAAGAACAATTATCTATAATGTTAGATTTAAATGGATTTAATCTTACAGAAATGACTAATATAATAGATGATAAAGGTAAAATATTCATTGAATATGCAATTAATGTTCTTTTAAAAAGAGATGAAATAGAAAACATATTAAAATTGATAGATTATGATTTACATTATTGTGACGTATTTTATAATAGTTCATTAATGGAAAGTATATTGGAAGATTTTGAACAAAATGATGATATTATAATACATATAATATCATCTGATAATTGGAATGTATTCTCCAATTATTTACAAACTATAGATGAAGATATATTGATAAAATTATTAAATAATTATGGTTGTGAAAGTATAAGGGATAATTATGACATATAAATAAATATAAAATTTTATATTTATAAATTATTTTGTTATAAAATGATTAACAAGGTTTTTAATTATAAGCGTAAAAATAGAAATAATTGTGAATCAAGCCAAGTCCAATGGAAATGTGACAATGACTGTGATGTATCTGTCCGTACCGATGTTGAAGATACATGTAGCGATAAAGATTTTAAAACCCGAATTAAAGATAATCTTATTGTAAGTAAATTGATAGGTACTAATAAAGTAGTTATAATGGATGGTGCTAATGATGATAATTATCACGAAAAGGTTGTATTTGGATCATTTAATGATCCAGATTTTACCGTTGGTACACTTGAATCTTTTAATTCAAACAACGAAAAGGATAGAGAACTTTTATTTAGTATTAAAGATGAAAATGATGATGATAAGAAACTTATATCTTTAAAATCTGATGGTAATCTATCACTTAGTAAAAATATTGTTTTTCCAGATGGTACAATTCAAGAAACTGCATTTTTAAATTTATCTGAATATGAAAGACCAGAGTATTATATTTCGAAAGATTGGTTTTCTGAAGGAAATACTAACAATTTTATTGGTAAAGATGCTGGTCTTTCTTTAACAACTGACGAATCTACTGGAAGTGAAAATGTTGGTTTTGGTAATAACACACTAAAAAGTTGTTTAACTGGCAGTAATAACGTTGCAATTGGTAATGATTCTTTATCTGGAACTATTTCTGGTGTTAATAATACTGCAGTTGGTCATATTTCACAAAAAATAAGCACTGGTAATTATAATACTTCACTTGGTAGACAAACTTTAACATGGAATACAACTGGTGATCATAATACTGCTATTGGACATCAATCTATGATAGAAAATGTTGATGGTAAGGAAAATACCGCTACTGGAAGCGCATCTTTATATAACAATAAAACTGGAAACAATAACACTGCAGATGGATTTCGTTCTCTTTTTTCTAATAAGGAATCAAATGATAATACTGCTATTGGTCATCGCTCATTAGAACTTAATGTTTCTGGTGATAATAATACTGCAGTTGGTTCATCTTCAATGAATCAGAATGTATCCGGTTCAGATAATTCAGCTTTTGGTATGAATTCTTTGTATTCTAATTTAATTGGTTATAATAATTCTGCATATGGTAATTATTCATTAAATGATAATTCTGAAGGATTTAATAACTCTGCATTTGGTATGAATTCAATGAATAAAAATATTAATGGTAGTTATAACACATCATCTGGTTCTAATTCTTTATACAATAATACTGACGGTAGTAGATGTACTGCTTCTGGATATAAAAGTTTATTTTCTAATACAACTGGTGATAATAACACAGCAACTGGTTATGAATCTATGAAGAATAATTCTACCGGTATTAATAATGTTTCAATGGGTGTTAGATCCCTAACAAACAATATTGATGGTAGTAATAATTCGGCTTTTGGATATGAATCACTTATGGATAATTTATCTGCCAATAATTCTGCTTATGGTTATAAGACACTTAATAAGAATACTGATGGAGCTAATAATTGTGCATTTGGTGTTGCTTCACTTAATAGTAATATTGATGGTGATAATAATTCAGCATTTGGATATGAATCTTTAAGAGATAATACAACCGGTTATAATAACACTGGATATGGTTATAAGACACTTAACGAGAATACTACTGGTTATCAAAATTGTGCTGTTGGTGTTGGTGCACTTTATCATAATTTAACAGGTAATCAAAATTGTGCTACTGGTACTGGTGCACTTGAATCTAATACAACTGGTTCCACTAATGTTGCTGATGGTTATAGAGCACTTCAATTTAATACTACTGGTGATAATAATACTGCATCTGGTACACAAGCACTTCAACAAAATACAACTGGTTCCAGTAATGTTGGTATTGGTTTCAGATCACTACAAAACAATACTGAAGGTGTTCAAAATTGTGCTGTTGGTACTAGTTCACTTCAAAGTAATACTACTGGTGTTAATAACAGTGCTTTTGGTTATGAAGCACTTCAAAGTAATACAGATGGTACTAGTAATATTTCTGTAGGATTTAGATCGCTTAAGTCTAATGTTTCTGGATCTAATAATTCTGCTATTGGTTATGAATCACTTCAAAATAATATTGAAGGTAATAATAATACCGCAACTGGTTCTAGATCACTCCAAAATAATATTGGTTCAAATAACACTGCTAATGGATCATCTTCGTTAGGTGAAAATACAACTGGTTCAAACAATTCTGCATATGGTAAATCATCTTTAGATAAAAATATTTCTGGTAATAATAATTCTGCATTTGGTAATGAAGTATTATTTCTTAATGAAACTGGTGAATTTAATTCTGCTTATGGTGTTTCTTCAATGAAGGGTAATATTAATGGAAATAGTAATTGTGCTTATGGCTCTTCTTCACTTAGAGATAATATTGATGGAAATAATAATGTTGCTATCGGTAGTGGTACATTACTTTCAAGTGAATCTGGTTCTAATAATACTGTTGTTGGTACAAATGCAAATTTTAATAATACTACTGGTTCTAATAATGTTTCATTAGGATTTACTTCTATGAATAATAATACGATTGGTTCTAACAATGTTTCATCTGGATACCAAGCAATGAATAAGAATACTGAGGGTACTGATAATTGTGCATATGGTATTACATCTTTATATTCAAATACTACTGGTATTAATAATGCTGCATATGGTGCATCTTCAATGTATTCTAATACCACAGGAAATTATAATTGTGGATTTGGACCTTGGTCACTTCAAAATAATATTACTGGTTCTAATAACACTGCATCTGGATCACAATCTCTTAGACGTAATACTACTGGCTCAAATAATAGTGCATTTGGTAATCAAGCTTTAGCAAATAATACTACTGGTGTTAACAATGTTTCTATGGGAACTTTTTCATTATCTGAAAATACTGATAATAATAGAAACACTGCAATTGGTAATTATTCTATGAGAAATTCAACTGCTAATGATAATACAGCTGTTGGATTTGAAACACTTTTAGAAAACACAATTGGTCATAGTAATGTTTCCATGGGAACATATTCACTTCAAAATAATAAAGATGGTATTCAAAATAGTGCTGTTGGCCATAGTGCACTTAGAAATAATACTACTGGATATAATAATGTATCAAATGGTCATAGATCACTTGAAATTAACTCATCTGGTCATAGTAATGTTGCGGTTGGTACTATAGCACTTAAATCTAATGATGATGGTGCAAATAATGTTGCACTTGGTAATAATTCTGGTAATAATTCTTCAAGTGCAAGTAATAATGTTTATATTGGTACTAATTCTGGTTTAGATGAACTTGATCAACATACTAATTCTGTTGCACTTGGCGCTAATTCTATTGTCACTGAATCTAATCAAATTGTTTTAGGTGATGATAATGTTAAAAGTGTTAAAACTTCTGGTTCTATATCTAACGGAAATCCCCATACTTATGGATATATTGTTGGTAAGTATGATGGTGAATTTGTTCATAATGATAATGTTGTTTTGGATAAAAATTTAGCAGATGAATATGAGGAAAAGAATGGTAATAATACAATTTTATTTGAAAATAATAAAGGGTTTAAAGTTCCATTAACTGGTGTATATTCAATAAAATTTAATACAATAAGTTATGTTGTTGGTTCTTCTAATAAACGTATAGATGCTAGAATTATAATTGATGATAATATCGTTGTTAAATCTATATCATATATAAACGATGATATTAATAATTTTAGTCATGTATTAACATGTAATTATTATATTGAAGCAGGCCATTACATTCAAGTAGATAATGAAAGTTGGAATGCTGATCATGGATTATCTGATTGGAATAATATTTCCATTACATTCTTAGGATAATTTATAAAGAGATATATTAACAATTGTTAATATATTATTTATTGGAATTATATGAATCAAGTGTAATATACATTATATAAATATTTTGACAATCTTGTAAACTTTTGGGTATATTATATGTACCATTACATTTATCTATATATATCATATTATTATTTGACCAATTATTTATTGTAAAAAAATTCTTTGAATATAAACCAACAAAATTACCATGATTGATAATCTTTTTGGGTACCCAATCTAAGTCATATAACGTATTTTTCACCATTGATATTAAATTAGTATTTATTTTACCCCTAGAGAAACGATTTGAATTATTTACTACCTGTTCTGGTCTATCAATATAAGAACGTTGTAAATTAGAACCTGAAATAGCAATAATTTTATCTGTAAATTGTGGTCTTCTATTTTTAGTTAAATACATTTGTTTATTATTATCAAAATCAAGTTCTGACATACCGGTTGCTTTAACACTTGATGTAATTAGTTCACAAATATTATTTTCATGATCATATATTACACCCTTACAATTGTTATTATTATCACAAATTGATGTGCAAGAATTTATATCAATTGTACCATCCTTTTTATAATAATCTAAAGATAATGATCTATTATTTGGTATAATTTCACTTGTATAAGTACTATTAAATTTACCAACATTATAATATTTTGAATCATGTACTTGTAAATCACATTTTGGTCCAAAAAATCCATAGTTACATTGTTTATTATGTATTTTTACAATTGATATTCTATTCTTACCATTTTTATTATTACTTGTCATTTTATATTTTTTTTCTGAATGTACCAAAGCTCCATAGTTTAAATCTAAATTTAATTCATCATTTTCAGAATTATAAACAAAATAATAATATAAAATTAATATAATGAATATTATAAAAACAATTAAGATTATAAATAAAATTATTTTAATTGTTTTAGTATCTTCACCATTAATTGATGGATAATTTTCAAAAGAAGAATTTGTATCATTATACATTTATTTTATTTATACATTTTAAAAATAAAATAAATATATGGAAATAAAATGTGTGAAAATATTCTAATTGAATCATTTGATAAAAGTGAGTTATTTTTAGATAAATATCATGACGTATGTGTATGTTATGTTTTGTCTGATGATTACAAACTACACACTGTCGATAAAAATGAAAAAATTAAATTTACACCCGCATCTGTAATTTTTTATAATGAAAAACTTAATTTAATCCAAATACTTGCAGTAGGTAAAAATTATAGAGGTAAAAAATATGGTTATTATTTAATTAAATATGTTTCACTAAAATATGATAATAATATATCATTACATGTTAGAAATAAAAATATAAACGCAATAAAATTATATGAATCATTAGGCTTTAAAATCGTTAAAACTATAAAAGATTATTATTCATATACTAATATTAATGAAGATGCACATCATATGATTTTATATCAATAGTTACAAATATTGATATTTAATTTATTAGTTTTAATTTGATATTTTAGAGAATCTTAATATTAAGGTAAAAAATTTCTTCAAAACAGCGAAGAAAATTATTTTCATGGATTTCTCTGGATTTTAGCTAAAATCCTATACTTCTCAACAAACTCAACAGAAAAACGACAGAAAACAACTAAATTATTGAGGATTCAAAATTCAGATTTTTTGGTATATTCTATATTTATTTTTATTTTTAAAATTTGATCAAGTACTATAAAAATAAAAATAAAATAAACACTCCAATCTGATTTTAACACCATTTTTATTAGTTTATTCTGAGAAATCTAGGGAATCCCAGAAATTGCTATAAAAATTTCTTCAAAACAGCGAAGAAAATTATTTTACTGGATTTCTCTGGATTTTAGCTAAAATCCTATACTTTCCAACAAACTCAACAGAAAAACGACAGAAAACAACTAAATTATTGAAGATTCAAAATTCAGATTTTTTGGTATATTCTATATTTATTTTTATTAATAAAATTTGTTCAAAAGGTATAAAAAATAAAATTCTAAGGATATAAATAATAGAAATTTCTATTGTTTTTATTAGTTTATTCTGAGAAATCTAGGGAATCCGAGAAATTGCTATAAAAATTTCTTCAAAACAGCGAAGAAAATTATTTTACTGGATTTCTCTGGATTTTAGCTAAAATCCTATACTTCTCAACAAACTCAACAGAAAAACGACAGAAAACAACTAAATTATTGAAGATTCAAAATTCAGATTTTTTCGTATATTCTATATTTATTTTTATTGTTAAAATTTGATCAAGAGGTATAAAAAATAAAATTTAGATGATATAAATAATAGAAATTTCTATTGTTTTTAGTAGTTTATTCTGAGAAATCTAGGGAATCCCAGAAATTGCTATAAAAATTTCTTCAAAAATCCATAAATTTCTTTAAATGGTATTAAAATTATTTTATGAACAATAAATATTATTAAATAAAAGTACAATGTCAACTACCAATTTTTATAAAAATTGTGCAATTAACGTAAAAGCAATATCTATTAATTATTGTACCGATGAAGATAGATATTTGGAAATGGATTCACATTTCATACAAATACCTCAAAAATTATACCATAGTTTTTTAAGTTTAAAAAATAAAAACAGTCCAATATATGTTAGTATTCGTAATCCAAATTATACGGATAAATTATTATATTTTGGTAGAGTTGAACCATCAATTAAAACAAATAATTCTACTATTGACATGTGTTTATTACCAGAATGGGTTTTTGAAAGATTAAATATATCATCATGTGATGGTATAATAGATATTGTAAATGTCATTGAAAATAAAGATATACAACAATTAGGTTATATAAAAATAAGAGGTAATATATCTACTTATGTTAAATGGGATAATATAAAGGAATTAATTGAAGAAAAAATAAGTAAATTTAATTGTATAAATTTAGATGATGTATTTTATATAAATGATGTTAAATTTACTGTCATTCTATTAAAAGATAGAAATAAAAAAGAAATAACATTTGGGTCAACATTTAATACAGAAGCTGATTTAGATTTTGATGTACCAGATGATATTGCTGAGAAAATAGAGAAAGAAAAAATAGAAATTGAGAATAATAAAACAGAACAAAAAAGGTTAGAAAAAGAAAGAATAAACAATAGAAAAACAAGAAAATTTGGTGCTGATATTGCAACTATGAAAGGTCCAATTACAAGTGACGATGAAAAAGTTGAAAGTTTCACTGGTTCATCATATAAATTAAGTGATTATTCAACTTCAAATAATGGTATAACAAGAGAAGAACGTGTTAAATTAATAGAAAAAAGATTAAAAGAAAATAAAAATATATAACAAAATATGTCAGTTATAAACAAAATTACAATGATAAATTTTTATTTGGATAATAAGATTGAAATAGATATTATTCTTAAGAAATTTGAGGTTCTATTCTCAAAATTAATAGACTCATTAAAAATATTTACTATTAAACAGAGTGTTAAAACTATAAATTTATTATCCATTAATATTCTTAAAATTTACAAATATTTACTTAACGAATATGTAAAAAATTATCTTAAACATGATAAATTAGATGAATTGATAAATGTAATTACAAATTCTTATGATGACACAAAATTATATGACAATTTTAATGAGTTTATATATGATGATCCAATTATTAAAATTATAATATATATCAATGATAATAAATGTTTCAATAAAATTATTAATTGTAATAATTTTGGTGATTTAGTTGATATGATAATGTTATAATTGTCTGATATTTATATTTACATTTTTATTTATTTCATATACAATGTAATCATTGTTATAATCATTCAAATAAATAATATTTTTTATTCCAGAAGATGCAATTGCTTTAAAACAATTGACACATGGATAGTGTGTTATGTATATAGTTGAATTATTTAGTGATACACCTCTTTTTGCACAATCAGCAATTGCATTTATTTCACTATGAATTGTTGCTTGTTCGTGACCATCTCGTTCAATTGATATATGTTTTGCACCAGAAATAAATCCATTATATCCCATTGAAATAAGTCTATTATCTATGACAATTACAGAACCAACATGTAATTTCTTACATGTTGATCTAGATGAAGATAATAATGCAATTGACATAAAATATTCATCCCATTCTAATCTTTCTTCACTATTTGTGACAATTTCTGTTATTTCTTGTAACATATTTTAAGTTTAATTTCTTCATTTTCTTCATTTTCTTCATTTTCTTCATTTTCTTCATTTTTTCATTTTCTTCATTTTCTTCATTTCAAAAAATACGTCGTGAATAGTAATTCAGAGAGCGATTTTTAGGCACTTTTTTGTTTTGACCCTCGGGCATGTAGACATGATTTATTTTGAAAATAGGGGATTTTCACTAAATTTCAAAGTGATTTTTTATATTTTTCATAGTTTTCTGAAAATAAAAATCGGTCTAGAGAACTGTTACTATATTTTTAATACATTTAATTAATATTTAATTATTAAATTCAATTAGAACTGGAAGTAAAAAAATTTTTTATACTGAAAAGACATAAATGATGATGAAAATAGAATTCAAAAATATCACTCTGAATAGTAATTCAGAGACGTATTTTTAAGCACTTTTTTCATTTGACCCTCGGGTCTGTAGACATGATTTATTTTGAAAAAGTACCAAAAATGACATTTTTCAAAGTGATTTTTTGTATTTTTATGAATTTTTCTAAAATTGAATGGTGGAACACAGACATTAACAAAATAAATATACATATAAACTACCACTTTTTAATATAAAATTTTATATTAACTTTCTGTCACCATAAATATTTATATAGATGTGATTTTTTCACATAAATATACATAAGCAACCTTTTGTACTCGTTTAAAATCATCATTATTACATCTTTTAACCGATAAATCATCAATCAAAAAATTATCTGGTGACTTCTTAACAAATGTAAAATAATGACCATTAGAAATATCACCAATATGAACTATATATGATATTACTTTATAAATATAATTATTATATTGTATATAATCAGTTATTTTGATATCATCATTTAATTTAACTGGAATTCCATTGTTATATGTGAATCGTTTCATCGAAATAAATATAAATTTAGGTGAATTATCTGGAATTAATACTTTCTGTGGTGAATAATCAATTTTTTTACTTTCAAAATCTATAAGTAATGTTTCTTTATCAATAGATAAATAAGAATCAATTGATGATGAAATACTATTTTTTAATTCTAATGATAATATTAATTCATTAGAGATATTTATAGACTCAGATTGCTTGAATTCCACTTCATCATCATCGTTTATAAATTCAGGTTTATTGTAAGTAAATACACCCTTAGTTTTTATTTCAAACAATGATTTATCTTCAATTTCATCTAATAAATATAATAATATTTCACATGCATCTTGTTGTTCAAATGAATCTATTTTATATTTGTCACTTAAATATTTCATTATATTTCCTGGATCTACCCCATTATTTTCATAAATATTTAATATATGTTGATTTGTTATACACCCCATAATTTCATCTGATACAAATAACAACTGTAACACTGCATTTAAAAAACAGTTTGATCCATAATTTTTAAGACCATTTCTTGTAGTAGACATTTCTTTTAAAATTTAAAATAAATATTCATTTATTTTAAGTTGAAAATTGTGATTCATAATCAACCTTACCTTCCTTTACAAATTCAGAAAATACCCAACTATTTCTAAAATTATGAACTAATTGTGTGTATTTCTCTACTCTATCATCATCAGTTGATTTTGATAAAATTAAAAATTTAGAAAATAGATAAGAATACTTATCTTCAAGTTTAGAAAAATCACATGAAAATTGCAACATAATAAGTGGTATACATATTGATAATAAAATATAAACTGTTAAAATTCCCAATTTAATATTACTAGAAACTGGAATAAGTACAACACCAACTGTATCAGCTAATTTACATAAATTTTCGAAATATTTAAATACCTTTGTATAATTTCTTGATATATTTGCCGAACTTAAACAAATTCTTTTAAATTCTTCATTTGTAAGATCTGATGTTTCTATGTCAATTATATCACCAAATCTTGGTTCAGAATTTTGTCTTGTAATCATACTTTCATGTAAAGGTGTACCTTTTTTAATGATAATTATGTCATCTTCATCTTCTGATTTTTTAATAGTTAAATCAAATTTAAACCTATCTGGTAAAATACAATTAAATAAAACTTTAAAATAATAAGTAATAAATACACGTTGAAAAAATACATCCATAAATGTTGTATTTTGTAGCTTGTTAAATGAACTATCCATTATTAAAGCTTTACATCTTTTAAGTTCTGGTCTAACAAACTTAGGTTTAATTGGTGGTTCTATATTTAGAGATGACATTTTTATAATAATTTTATTATAAAAATCAGTTTTTTATAGAATATCAGGGAATAAATGTCTAAAAACAGGCAATAACTTTTCATCCATACCATTTAACATTGTTTCGTGAAATTGAAAATTATTCATTATCAATGGCATGTCTTTTATTTCTCTGGTTTCTTCTTTAAATCGTTTAGATACATGTGCAAATTTTGAGATAAGATCTGGTCTCTTTAGTAAATTTTTAACTTGATCAATTGGACCTATAATTTTTAATCTATTTTCACAGTTTGGGTTTAATTGAACATTTTCAAGTTGTGTCCAATGAACTGTTATGATAACTTTATTTGGTACAGTTAATGCTTGTTTTGTAAATTTAAATTTTCCATCAGTTAAATTCATTAAATATACACCTTTATCTGAAGTGTCAGAAAAATCATGTTGTATTGGTGTTCCAGTATAAAATAAATTTGGTTGAACAAGCTCTTCGTTATGAATATGTCCAGAAATATTCATTGGATATTCTAATGGCCATTTATCACATGGTTTTTGTGTTAATTTATTAATTTTACAACCATCAAATTCAGAATGTGAAAAAAACATTGTCATAATTGTTGGATCAATATTACAAACTTGTAATGCTTCTAAATATCTACCATCTGGAACATATGGAACAAAACAAAATCTCATTTTATCACCAGGTTTACTATCATATTGTAATGAATCAATTTCATGTACATAACAAGTGTCTACAATAGTTATACCTGGAACATTTTTATATAAATTAAATGGATGCTCATCAGTTAAAAATACACGATTATTTGGTCTATCATGATTACCAATTAAAATAAAAAGATCAACACCAGTTTTGATGATATTATTAAAAAAGTTACATGCTCTCATGAAACATTTAAGATTTATTCTCTCGTGTGTATCTAAAATATCACCTAGAATGACAATAAATTTTAAATTATTTGACGTGATAATATTTAAAATATCTCTTTCCATTATATTGGAATTTTTCTCATTTGATAATGAATAATGTAAATCACCCACTGCTAAAAAATATGTATCTTTTTTATTTTTTGAAAAAGAATTTGTAACATCCATTTATTTGTATAATTTATTTTTTAGATTTCATTTTTATATAAAATGAGTGACTGCATCTTGGAAATTAAAAAAGAAGAAATGTACCAAAAGGCTTTAGTCGATCAGGCTAAAAATGCTGTATTCACCGTCTCCCAAACAGAAAAAATTATTGAACTTGATAAATTGTATAATAGTTGTATTCTAGAAGCTATTAATGAATTACGTCATAAACTTTGTAATTTAGTAACACAAGAAGATATTTGTGAAATTAAACAAGATATTAAAAAGTTAGAAAGTTTAGTTGGAACTATTCCTTTAATGAACATTGAAATTGATCATCTTATTAAATATTCTGAGAAAAATACAAATGATGTAAATAAATTAGAATGTAACGTAAATAAATTAGAATGTGATGTTAATAAATTAGAAGAAATGATAAAAGTTTTAACATGTAAGTATAAAAAATTAGGTGATAAAGTATCAAGTGAATTTTTACTACAAACTAAAATGATTGTTGAATTAGCTGAATCATCTAAAACTGTAAATGATAATCAAAATAGTAAAATTTATGACTTAAATTGTGAAATTGAATCGTTAAAATGTGACCTTAATAGATTAGAAAATCAATTGGATTGTAATTTAAAAGATTGTAAACTTGATGATATTTTTTGTAAAATGGATAAATTATCAAGTAAGGTTGAACTTGCTGATGTAATAGAAAGACTTATTTGTGTTGAAAAGAGAAATTTTATTGATGAACGTATAGAAGATGTTTTAAAACGTATTAAATTTCTTGAATGTAAAGATAATAAAGATGAACGTATCGAAGATATATTGAGGCGTTTACTTATTCTAGAACAATGTAATTTTAAGGATGAAAGAGTTGATGCTATACTTGATATAATTAGTGATTTAGTTACCAAGAAAGATTTGTGTTCAATTAAGCAAGAAATTTGTGATATTAAATGTAAGAAATTTAGAGATGATAGAGTTGATGATATCCTTTGTATTCTCAATAAATTTTGTACAATTGATGAAGTAATTAAGATTAAAACACGTATTGAAATTTTAGAGAATATGAAATTATGTGATGATAGAGTTGATGATCTTATTATTATAATTAATAAAATGAGACTTGATATCGATAGACTTGAATGTTCTGATAATAAAATGAAGGTTGATATTAATGAACTTGTAATTTCTGATAATAAAATGAAAGTTGATATTAATGGACTCGTTCATTCTGATAATCAATTAAAATCAGAAATATGTGAACTTAAGGTCATCATTGGAAAGTTAGTCAAAGAAAACAAAGAACAAAATGTTATAATAAGAAATTTAAATGCTGGTCATATTTCTCAAGAAAATCAAATTAAATGTTTATCTACAAGTGTTAAAAGAACTGATATAATTTTAGATACTAAAATTAATAATGTTGAGAAGCATGTTCTAAATGACGAAAGAATTGATAACAATCAAAATGCAAATATTTGTACCCTTCAAACTGAAATTAAAGCTTTAAATGATAAACTTAATTTGTTTATGAAGCAAGATATCATATCCAAATGTTAATTTCTTAATATATCTAAATGTTAATTTCTTAATATATGTACAATTGTACACATATATTTTTATTTTTTATTCAACTGATAAATCATCAAAATAATCATATTCATTTAAATCATCTGAATCAGAATCTGAAATAAGATCTGGTAAAGATTCGGATTCAGATTCATCAATTTCAAAAAATATTTTACCATCATTTAACTTATTAATATCATCTTCATTTTCAGATTCACAATCTGATACATCTTCAACTGTAACACGTGTATAATTATTATGATTGAATGTGTTTACAATGTATTCTTCTCCAATATCACTGTAAACACATTCATCTTCATCATCATTATAAACACATTCATCATCATCATCATTGATATTAGTTTTAAATTTATCAACATTATCTGAAGAATGTCCGTCATTATTAACATCTTCAAAAAATGTTTTAATATATGCTTCAATGTCACAATTAGACAATACACATTTATCAACCAAAGTAGATTTTAATCTGCTAATCTTTTCTCTATAATCATCAACAAATAATTCATCTTCTGGACAGCATTCGTCATTGGTATCATTAATATAATTCTTAAATCGTTTAATGTCATCATCAGTAGGTTTATCTTCATCACTTACAATATCCTCAAGACTACAATTACAACAATATTTGGCACAATTACAATTTTTATTACATTCACAACAATCATATTCAGAATTATTATAAGAATTTTCAGAGACATTAGAACAATCATCAGAATTTTCAGAGACATTAGAACAATCATCAGAATTTTCAGAGACATTAGAACAATCATCAGAATTTTCAGAGACATTAGAACAATCATCAGA